AATGATCCGGCCTGGGCAGACATCTGGGGTAACAATGTGCGTTTTGCTGTGCTATTTGATAACCTAAGCAGCGAGTTTAGTCGTAAGGTCAACTACAGTGCTGTAGAGATAAACAAAGCCGAAGAAGATGTTTGGATTGTTTATCCATGGGAAAGATAGTCTTGCAATTTTTCAAAAATAATAGTAAACTAATAGGATGGTTGGCTAATATCATTACCGTTGTTGGTGTTGTATTCACTAGTCTTGATGTGTATCCGCTCAACATTGCCATATTATCATTGGCTTGTATATTTTGGGTGCTGACGGGACTACTATGGCGTAAACCAGAGTTATGGTCATTGAATGCCATAATATTATTCATATATCTTTATGGGTTAATTAGATGAAATTAAAAGTAAGTGAAATATTCTATTCAGCACAAGGTGAAGGTCGCTTTATTGGCGTACCTAGTGTGTTCTTAAGAACCTTTGGCTGTAATTTTACCTGTGGTGGGTTTGGTATGTCAGATCGCACACAGATGAGTACAGAACGTGAGTTCATTGATCCTACAAAATATCGTATATATGAAGACTTGCCGTTAGTAAACACAGGCTGTGACAGCTATGCGAGTTGGGATCCTAGATTTAAGAACTTCAGTCCCTTGTTAGAAACAGATGCAGTAGTTAAGCGTATGTTGGACTTGGTACCAGGCAACAGTTGGATCATGCCCAATGGCAATGATACACATTTGGTTATCACAGGTGGCGAACCTTTGTTAGGTTGGCAACGTGCTTATCCAGACTTGTTAAGTCATAAGGATATGTATAATCTTAAGAACCTGACATTCGAAACAAATGGTACTCAAGAACTACATGAAGACTTTACCAAGTATCTGAAATTATGGAATCGTGGCAGCCGTGAGATTACTTTCAGTGTTAGTGCTAAACTAAGTGCAAGTGGTGAAGCGTGGGCTGATGCCGTCAAACCTGAGATTGTTAAGAGCTATGAAAAGGTCGGTACTACATATCTGAAATTCGTAGTTGAAAACCCAGAAGACTTTGATGAGGTAGATCGTGCAGTATCAGAATACCGTAAGGCCAAGTTCAAAGGTGTTATATACATTATGCCAGTAGGCGGAGTGGTTAAAGTCTACGATGGCAATAAATTTAACGTAGCTGATGAAGCTATGCGTCGTGGTTATTATTACAGTCCAAGATTACATGTTGATCTTTGGGGAAATTCGTGGGGCAAGTAAAAGAAACACAAAAACGAACTATAGTAAGAATGATTACCTATCGATTAACTGCATGGGCATTTACTATCTTTTGGACTTGGTTGATCATGGGAGACTTAGCTAAATCTACAGGATTTGCTACAACGTTGCATCTATTATTAAGTATTGACTATTATATACACGAACGTATATGGTTAAAAATTAAATGGGGAAGAAAATGAGTTACTTGTTTACAAGTGAAAGCGTCAGTGAAGGACATCCAGATAAAGTAGCAGACGCTATCAGTGATGCTGTTTTAGATTTAATGATGCGTGAAGGCAATAAGTCCTATCGTTGTGCGTGTGAAACTTTAGTAACTACTAATCGTGTAGTGATCGCCGGTGAATACAAAGGCATTTACAATCACTCAGAAGTTGAAAATGCTGTGCGTCGCGTTATCCGTGACATTGGCTATGAGCAAGATGGATTCCATTGGGAAACTGTAGAAATTACTAACTTAATGCATGGACAAAGTGCAGACATTGCCCTAGGTACTGATACGTTTGGTGCCGGTGATCAAGGACTTATGTTTGGGTATGCTATTAACGAAACACCAGACCTGATGCCTAGTGCTATTTACTACAGTCATTTGATTGTAAAACGGTTAACTGCTGTGCGTAAGAGTGGAGCGGTATGGTTAGGTCCAGATGCTAAGTCACAAGTAACTATGGAATACAATGATGATGGTAGTGTTCGTCGCATTGCTAAGGTGGTATGTTCAACACAGCACTCAGCTGAGATAGCTATTGAAGATGTACGTGAACAAGTTAAGACTATCATCGACACAGTTCTACCAGACAATCTGATTGATGCCAATACAGAATACTTGATCAATCCAACTGGGCGTTTTGTTATTGGCGGACCCGATGGCGACACTGGTCTAACAGGACGTAAGATTATCGTAGATACCTATGGTGGTTATAGTCCACACGGTGGTGGTGCATTTAGTGGCAAAGATCCTACTAAGGTGGATCGTAGTGCGGCTTATATGGCACGCTACCTTGCTAAGAATATCGTAGCAACAAAAGGTGCACACAAAGCTACGGTACAAATCAGCTATGCCATTGGTGTTAAAGAACCCACCAGTTTGTTTGTTAAAACTGACCAAGGCATTAACTTTGATAATGAAATTACCGCATGGATACGTGAAAATGTTGATCTCACCCCAGCGGGCATTATAAATAGATTTGAGTTGTTCCGTTCTATTTACAGTGAAACAACTAATTATGGCCACTTTGGTAAAGCAAACTTACCATGGGAAGAGTTAGATTTATTTAAGGATTAATATGTGGACATTTATTAAATATTGCTGGACTAAGTACTGGGATGCTATGGCACATTCTTATCTATTAGATGAAGCGTATATGGAATTAAACATGGATGAAGAATTTGGTCACGGAGAATGATAATGATAAAGAAATTAATTAATAGCTTGTTTGGTACTAAACCAGAACCCGCGGTTATCAAAGAACAAAAAATCAAAAAGACTCCTAAAGAATTGGCCACAGAACGTGATGAGCCGTGGGTAGAAGTATTAAGTATGGATATCGATAAAGATAATCCAGGTAATGGTGCGTTTGAATTAGATTGGAATGACAAATTTTTATCCAATTTGATTCGGTCTGGATATCAAGGTAAAACAGATCAAGACATAGTAGATAATTGGTTCAAAGCAGTATGTCGCAATGTTATACAAGAAAACTTTGAGCAAGAGCAAGCTGATCCAGAAATTCGTGCCAGTAATCGCCGTGATTTAGGTGACGGTAGAACGGAAGTAAGTTGATCCTATATGTCAATGGTGATAGCCATAGTGCTGGTGCTGAGGCAATTAATCCCCATACATTTGCTGAAGATGATCCATTATACCGCGCCCTAGGTCGTGCCCCTCATCCAGATAATGAAAAGATTAGTTATGGATGTTTATTAGCCAATGCGTTCTATGCTATTCTATACTGTGATGCAGAAAGCGGTAGCAGTAACGACCGTATAATCCGTACTACTCGAAACTATATCAACACAGAAAAACCAGATGTAGTTATCATTGGTTGGTCAACTTGGGAACGTGAAGAATTCCTTATTGATGATAAGTATTATCAATTCAGTGCTGGCCGTAAAATAAATGATTGGCCTGAGCATGTTGAACACGAATACAAAACTTGGGTAATTAGCTCCAATCCAATTGTCAAAGTCAAAGAACAACATGATAAAATTTATGCTTTCCATTTAGAATTAGTTAATCAAAATATACCACACCTGTTCTTTAACTCATTTCATTCATTTAATCACGCATCCGTTATCCCCGTAGATTGGGCCAACAATTATATTGATCCATATAACGATCTCGGTACATATTACCATTGGTTAAAAGACCACGGGTATAATACTGTTAATCCACACAGCTATCATTTTGGTGCAGATGCACACCGTGCCTGGGCCGAATTCCTACTTCCCCACTTGACAAATTTGATTTAAGAAAGTATAATAACTAAATGAGATATCTATTAGTTGACACAGCAAACACATTTTTCAGAGCAAGACATTCAGCACATCGCCAAAGTGATACTTGGGACAAGCTGGGTTTTGCTATCCATGTAACCCTAGCCAGTGTTAATAAAGCATTCCGTGATCAAAAGGCTGATCATGTTATATTCTGTTTGGAAGGACGCAGTTGGCGTAAAGACTTCTATGAACCATATAAGAAAAACCGTAGCGTAGCACGTGCGGCACTTACTGAAAGCGAAGCCGAAGAAGACAAGTTATTCTGGGAAACCTTTGATACCCTAAAGACATTCGTAACAGAAAAAAGTAATTGTACAGTACTCCAACACAACGAACTTGAAGCAGACGATCTCATTGCTGGATTCATACAAGCCCATCCTGGTGATCATCATACTATTGTTAGTAGTGATACAGATTTCTATCAGCTACTTAGTGATAATGTTAATCAGTATAACGGAATAAGTGATGAGCTCCATACTATTGAAGGCATCTTTGATAAGAAGGGCAAACCTGTTATAGATAAGAAAACTAAAGAAGCTAAAAAGATCCCCGATCCTAAGTTTATACTTTTTGAAAAGTGTATGCGTGGTGATCCTACAGACAACGTATTTTCCGCATTTCCAGGCGTGCGCACTAAAGGCAGTAAAAACAAAGTTGGCTTAGAAGAAGCCTACAGTGATAAAGATAAGAAAGGGTATAATTGGAACAACATGATGTTACAGCGTTGGGTTGATCATAATG